TCCCCAGTGTTTGCTCTTAGCCTGTATCCTGCTCCGACAACATTTCTTTTATAAGCTCCTAAGATGGAGTTCATAATGTCGGAATTGTTCTCCAAGTCTCTTGCCCTAGCTCTTACAATCTCTCTTGAACCGGACAAGCCCATTTCTGCAGATTCTATACTGGCGTGCCAATTTGCATTGGCATTCTTATAGTTGGCCGCATCGTAAGCTCTGGATGCCTCAATAGCATTCCTATAGGCTTGGCGTTTATAGGCTGTCTTTGGGGATACAAAGCCTATTAAATTATCTAACCAATTCAAAGTGCCTACCTCCCATCAAAAACAGCCCTATAGGTATCGGAGAACAGATTGCTGTTATCATCCTGCGCCACCAATCCCATAAGAGACTTCTGCAGCTTCACAAGCTCTGTAAGGTTCGCCCTAGTCAGCATTCTTGTACCAATCTTGTAGGACTGGCCTCCTTCCAGTACGGACTGGATAGCTGTATTTACTATTGCAAGCTGTTCTTTCGGCGAAACAAAGCTTAGTTCCTTCTCTAAGTTCTCTTCTCTTTCGTTTTCCATTTACCCTCCTAACCAATTATCCTGCGCTTGTATCCAGTTGTTAGACTGGTTATTATCGCTTGCATTGTTTTCCGCCTGTACTGTCTTAAGCGAAGGAACATTCCTTAAATGCTCGTAACGGATTCCAAGAAGCTCTGCCGCAGCCATTGCGTAAACTTCACAGTCTAAGTAGTGGTTATCTATATGCTTTGCCTTTGGCTTCCATACGGATTTAATTCCTGTTCTTGTCTTTTCAGTTACTCTTTGCTCCGCTGTAATCATCTGCGAATATCGCTTATCACAGCCTTTATAAACCATCCATGCACCTGTATTCTCTCCCTTTACCCTCTTCATACGGTTAGAGATTGAATCCTTGTACTTGTTACCATCAGTCAGAATAAGTTGCATTCCGTTAAAATCACCTGTTTTCTCAATCTTTGAAATCTTGAATCTATCCAAAAGGTCATTACTTGCTCCCTTAACAGGTTTTGCCCAATCGGAATTGTTGATACAGAACTCCAATGTTTCATCTTGGTTATATCCACTATCTATGAGGCATAGTTCCACAGCAAATTTCTTACTACCGTCCTCTGTCTCATATATGCGGTTCATAACTCTTTCTATATCTTCCCAAGAAGCCACTTGGCCGTGAGTGATATTCTGTGATGTACTGTAATCGCCCCATGCTCTTATGGTGTAGTACAGTGAATTTTTCTGAACATCGACTCCGCCAGTTACAAGCTTTGCCCAATCCGGAACAATAAACTCTTCTATATCCGTCTGTGCATTCAGAACACTATCCTCTGTAATTCTTGTTTCTGCATCCTCCCACGGTTCAGCAAGCCATGAGTTCACAAAGTTCTGCAGTTTCTCCGGGTCGTCCTTTGAATCCAAGAACTCCTTTGCCACATCGCTCCACTTAATGAATATCGAGTACAGAGTGTTCATCCAGTAGGCAACCTTCTTTGCATGGCCGATTCCTCTCTTTCGGACCGTTCTCCATTCGCCATGCCTAAGCATTTTGGGCTTGTCTCCGTCTACTATC